GAAAATATATGACAGGAACAGCAGGTGTTGATGGTGGTCAAGGAACTCAAGGTTTATTTGGTGTTGGTGGTCAATCTGGTGCAGGTGGATTAATAGATTTTCAAAAAATGAATAATCAAGAAGGTGGACTTTTAAACAACATACCTCAATCAGCTTTATTAGGTTCTGCAATATTTGGACAAGGTATGCAAGGTAAAGATCCTTTCTCTGCATTACTTCCTGCTGTAACTCAAACAGCACAATTACAAAAATTATTAGCTCCTAAAGATGGTTTTAGACAATTAACTGATGCTGAAAAACAATCCAGAGGATTACCACTTGATAAACAATTTCAAGTTGGTGCAGATAATAAAGTAATACAAATAGGAGGATCAGGAACTAATGTAACTGTAAACACTCCTAGACCTGAAACTCAAGAAGAAAAAGATATAGGAAAAGTTTATGGACAAGAATTTGGAGATATAATCAAATCAGGAAATTTAGCAAATCTTAATGATGGAACTTTAGATATTTTATCACAATTGAATGAAAGTGCAGGTTTAAAAACAGGATCATTTGGTGAATTAAGAACTTCTGCTCAAAAAGTTGCTGAAGAATTTGGTTTTGATCCAGGATTGCAAGACACAACTGTTGCTGAAATGGTAGGTAGTGTAACAGGAGGTTTGGTTTTAGATGGTTTACAAAAACTATCTGGATCAATTTCAGATGGTGAAAGAGCTTACGTACAAAGCACAACTCCTGGTTTATCTACTACTAGAGAAGGTAATAGATATTTATTACAAATTAGACAAAGACAAAATGAATTAGCTAAAGAATATAGTAATGTTGCTAATGATTGGGTTAGTAGAAATAAAGGTTTATCTAAAGATGATAAAGAATTAGGTTCATGGGGATCTTATAAACAACAATGGCATAAAGATAATCCATTAATTAATCCTGATATGAAGAAAAAAATTTCCGCTTTATCAAGAACAACAGATACAGAATTTTCTAATAATATTGTTACAAGAAAAAATAGGAAATAAATATGTTTATTTAAATGGTTCTTGGGAAAGAACTAATTAATTAAAGGTTAATATGGCAGTAACTAATCAAAAATTAATAAAAGAATTAGACGAATTAAGATTAAAAAATACACAATCTAATATTAAAAGTAGTGGAAAAACTGTTGAAGATCCAGATTTAATTAAAGAATTAAATAATATAAGAATGGGTAATACTTGGAAAGGTAAAATAATAAAAACATCTAATTCTGTTGCTGATTTCTTTTCTGGAACTAAAAAAACAGAATTTCCTGATATGCCTGAAATAGGAGAATATAGCGGTGAGGGTGCTGGAATGTCTGCGTTAGGAATATTAATTACTCCCAATCAAAAATCACAAGCACAAATAATTCAATCACAAGTGTCAGGTTCAGAAATATTTAAAGATAGATTTAATAATATTATTGTAAGTATGCCTGATGGTAAAAATTTTTATTTAAATAAACCAGGTGCTTCTCAACAAGATGTTTTACAGACTACTGCACAAATTTTAGCTTATATTCCAGGTTACTCTTGGGGAGCTAAAAAAGCAGGTAAATCTATTTTTAAAAAAGCTATGCTTACAGGTGTTGCAGGTGGTACTACATCTTTAGCTCAAGATATTGCTACTATGCCTTTAGGTAATGAAGAAATAGACGTAACTAGAGCAGCATTATCGTCAGCAGTTCCAATAGTATTTGAAGGCGTTGTTAGTCCCATTGTTGGAGCTATGTGGAAAAAGCTTATGGGTAATCCAACTTTTACCAAAACAATTACAAAATTAGAAAATGGAAAGGAAGTTAAAAAACTTGTTTTAAATGAAAAAGGTGAGAAAGCAGCTGATGCTGCTGGAATAGATGTAACAAAAGTTAATGAAAAATTTATAAAAGAATTTACAGAGAAACTATCACAAGGAGAATCTCCTGCTATTGCTGGATCTCAAGCTGGTGCTGGTAAGTTTGAATTTAATTTATCAAGAGCTCAAGCTTCTGGAGATGAAGAAGGAATAGCTTTATTATTTGAATCTGCTAAAGGCAGTTATGGTAAAGAATCTCAATCTCAAGCACAATCATTTTTAAAACAACAAGGTATAGATATAGAAAATTCAGCTTCCAATATTATAAAAAGGTTTGATAAAGGAGAATTTAATATAGAAACAATTGAAGACGCTGGTCAAAATATAATTCAAAGGTTTGGAAAAAAAGATTCACTACTGCATCAAATAATGTAGAAACAGCTTATAATTTTATAGATAAAGATGGTATATTCCAAGCTGCTAATAGTAATATAGATGAACTTACAGCTTCAGTTATTAAAGGTATTAATAGTAAGACAGGTATAATTGATAAAGAACTTACTCCAGCAACTGTAAAGGCTCAAAAAATAATTAAAGAAATTTGTTTCAAAATATAAACCTAAAAAACCACCTAAAGTTGGAGAAAAAGTTAAGAAAATAAAACCTGCTACTTTTAATGAATTTATAATAATGAAAAGAAAATTAAATTCTGTTTATAAAGCTGGTGCTAACAATACCGATAGAGCTGGTGTTAATGCGGTTATTAAAGAATGGACAAAATTTGTAGATGATAATGTTGATAATATTTTATTTAGCGGAGAAAAAGGTGGTGTGGATGCTCTTAAAAAAGCAAATCAATTAGCTAGTGAAAAATTTAAATTATATGATATTAATGATATTAAAGTAAATGGATTAAAAATAAATGATAAAGCTGGTAAAGTTGTTATGAAAATATTAAATGATCCAGATATTACTCCTACTAAAACAATAGATTATATATTTGGTAGAGCAAACTTAGGAAGATCAAATGATTCCATGTCTATTATAAAAAGATTAAAAACTGTATTTGGTGTAGAGGGTAAAGAATTACAAAAACAAGCTGAAAAAAATAAAGACTTTCAATCATTAAGAACAGGTGCTTGGGAAAAGTTAGTTAGAGATTCAAGTAAAAATGATAGATTTAACTCAAAGTCTTTTTATAATAATTGGAAAACTTTAAAACAAAAAAATAGAGATTTATTAGATGAATTATTTGAACCAAAAGAAATTGATTTAATAGATGAGTTTGCTGATGAAGTTTATAAAACATTTACTCCTAAAGATGCAAATTCTTCTAATACAGCTTCTGCTTTATCAAGAATTATACAACAAGTAGGTAGAGGTTTGGGTGGAATTATAGGGTTTAAATTAGCAAATATTCAAGGATTATTAGTTTTTAGAGGTTGCTTTTGATAGAGCAAGAGATGTTGTTTCTCAGAAATCTGCAGCAGGTTTAGTTAATAAAGAATTAACACCTTTATTTGGATCTACTGCTAGTCCTAAAGTAACTGCTCCATTAACTGTTGGTGCAAATTCTTTAATGGAAAAATACAGAATAAGAAATGCTCCACAATTACCAAGTGGTATAGCTAACAGATATAGTAAATATTAATCATGCCTAGAAAATCTGCTACAGAAGTAAAAATAGATTTTTTAGTAAAAGAGATAAGAGAACTAAGAAGTGAAACCAAATCACTTAGAGCAGACATTAATAAAGGTAAAGGTGCTATATGGATTTTAGTAGCTTTAGCAGGAATAATAACAAGCGGCTATAATTATTTTAAATAGCTATTTTGAAATCAGATAAACAAATAATCTCTGAAAGACAAAAGAAAACATCCATTAAAGGAACAGTAGGGGAATACCAAACAATCGCAGATTATACTAGACAAGGCTATTGGGTAGCTAAATCAGTTGATCCAAGTTGTCCATTTGATCTTGTAATCGTAGATAAGAATGGTAAAATAAACTTGATAGATGTAAAGTGTGCTACATTTAGAAAAACAAAAAGGCAAAAGTTTAAAAATAAGCCTAAAGGTTCTTACAGAATTTCAAGAAGTCCAACAAAAGAACAAAAAAGGCTTAACATTAAATTAAAGATGTTTCATTATGATTGATAAATTTTTATTAAAGTTTTTTAGCAAAATAGATAATGCTTTTGCATATATTGGTAATCTATTTGCACCTAGATGTAGATGTAAAAAGAAAAAATAAATTATGGAGTTAAATATGAACTATTATTTTACTGGTTGTTTAATTATTGCATTAATTTTATTTACATTACTTGTAAGTCATTACCCATGAAATTTATATTAGTAATATTTTTATGTTCCTTTATAAACGATCAATGCTTAGAGCCAGTAGAAATAAAGCATGAATATAATTCATGGAAAGAATGTACTATTGCTGCATTTGAAATATCTAGGGAATTAATAGTTGCACAAGAAGATAGCTTTATTAATAATAACAAAGTAGCAACAAAATTTATATGTAAAGAAGTAGAACAAGTCTAATGAGAGATAATAAGACATTACTTTACTTTCAAAAGAAACTTGAAAAGCAATATAAAGAAATGAATCTTTTTAGAAACTTAAAAAAAGAAGTTGTGACAGGTGCTAATGGTACTCAAGATTATATAATCAAAAAGGGTATCAATAAAGATAAGAAAGCTTATAAAATATGAAACATATAGTGTTGTTTATTTATCATTATTCTAGTAAATTAAGTTCTTGGTCTTGGCAAAAATTATATAATAATAGAGATACAGGATTAGGTTATAAAAAGTAAAAAATATTATGTGGTTAAACTTATTGGGAATGGCATTTAAAACAGGTGCAGATGTCTATAAAAGAAAACAAGAAACTAAAAGCTTAGTTGCTTTAGCAGAAAGAAATCATGCAGAAAAAATGGCAAAAGGTGAAATTACTTATCAAGGTAAAGTCATGGATAATCAAAATCAAGGAATTAAAGATGAAATTGTTTTATTCATTGTTATACTACCTATTATTGTTATTTCTTATTCTGTATTCTCTGGTACTCCAAATGCTAAGGAAAAATTAGATTTATTCTTTGAATATTTTAATAACCTACCTGATTGGTATGTTTGGCTAACTGTCGGAATATTCGGATCAATATATGGATTAAAACCAGGATTAGATATTTTTAAAAAAAATAGATGTCAGATAATACAGAGATACTTAATGAATATAAGGAACAGGTAAGAATCTTAAAGCAAGATATTGCCGAACTTCAAGACGCAGGTAAGTCTAAAGACTCTGCTAATAAAAGGTGTCTGCAAAAATTAGAAAATGCCACTACTGATTTAGAGGAAGCTAATAAAAAATAAAAGAATTAAAGGAAGAAGCAAAAGAAATACTATCTCATCCCTAATGTGGTGTGTACTCCATAAAGTTTCAGACGATTTCTACAGAGCATACACTAATATAATCTTTGACACTAAAGATAATGCTGATTTCTTTGCTAAGAAAAGTAAATTTAAGAAAAAAGATGATTGCAGAGTGGTCAAATATGATTATAAATATTTTGCAGGAGTAACAGAAAATGAAATTAAGCACTAACTTTACATTAGAGGAATTAACTATATCCCAAACAGCTTTAAGAAATAATATAGATAATACTCCTAATGAAGAAGAAATAGAAAACCTTAAAAGGTTATGTATTAATATATTACAACCTTTAAGAGACGACTTTGAATTACCTTTAGTAGTAAGTTCTGGATTTAGGTCTAAAGAACTATCATCTTTAGTGGGATCTAAAATTACATCACAACATTGTTCTGGTTGTGCAGCAGATTTTATTATTCCTGGTGTAGATAATAAGAAAGTATTTAAACATATTATAGAGAACTTACCCTTTGACCAAGCAATCTTAGAATATTACACTGAAGAAAATGGTGGATGGATTCATGTTTCTTATGTTCCTAATGGTAGAGGACAAGCATTAGTTAAAGATAAAGAAGGTTATAAGACATGGCAATAGATTATAGAGGTGAGAAATTTTCTGGATATAACAAGCCTAAGAATGCTAGAACTAAAACTAAAAAATTTGCAGTATTAGCTAAGTCTGGAAATAAAGTAAAACTTATTAGATTTGGTGATGCTAATATGACTATTGGAAAATCTGATCCTAAGAGAAGAAAATCATTTAGAGCTAGACATAAATGTGCTACCGCTACTAGTAAATTAACCGCTAGATTTTGGAGTTGTAAAAAGTGGTAAGAAGTATATTAAAATTCATAGTGAAAGCTAGAATGCTATATGCCGATCTAAGAGGTCATCATGGTAAAAGATGGAACTATGAACCTGGTAATTGGTATATGGGAAAAAATAAAAACAAACATAACAGGAGAAAATAATATGCCAATGGTAAACGGAAAAAATACCCTTACACTAAAAAAGGTAAGGAAGCTGCTAAGAAAGCTAAGAAGAAAAAAAATAAAAAATAATAAATTGTTATATGGTGTGGTTGCTTGTCAACTGGGATGATGGTGGGGAATAAGAATTTCTATGGCTAAAAAAACTTGGGTAAGATCAGATAAAATATCTGATGTGGGTAAGTGTAGATACTGTTATAAAGATATGATTTCTACTGATTCTTTTGTAGCTTTTGCTAATCACACTAAAGCTCACTATCTATGTATGAAGAAAGATGATGAAACACCTAAATCAAAATTTGATTGGTAACTAATATCCCCAAAATTTCTTAGCATTTTTAAGATAATTTTCATCAGCATCATTATTCCAAAACATATGTGTAAAGTCTGGTTGAATATAATCTTTAAGAACATTAGGATCATTACTAATCTTCATTATGTTTTGTCTAACTTTAGCTCTTTGAATAATTGTAGGTATTCTTTTTTAATATTCTCAGGCTTTAGTTCATCACAATTTCCAGCATGAAAGACTTTAAATTCTACCTCATTAACATAACAAAGATAAACTGGTACTTGAAATACAGACCAATAGAAATCAACTTGTAATAAGTTATATGGAGAAGGTTTATCAACTGGTAGCTTTCCAGGAAACCAAGATCTAGTACCATCTTTTTTGACAATCCCCCTTCTAGGCATCTTACATTTATCTTCAATGATAAGATTATCTCCTTTTAAATCTATGTAACCATGAATAGGAATATTAACACCATCAAACCATTTAAAAGCTTCTACCTCTGGTTTACACTTATCATAACCAGGAATAGTTTGGTGAGCCTTATGACAATTAGAAATCATTAAAGGAACTATACTTTTATAATAACTTAATTTTTCTTGGTCAGCAGGTGTTAAGGCAACTAATTTATCTAGCTTATCTTTTACTGGTACAAACATTATTCTTTATCCTCTCTGTAAGACTCTACCCCAAAATAACTTAAAGGTTTCTTTAGGTAATTTCCTATCTTAATTAATGAAATTAAAGGAATACGATTATGTGCTTTTTCATATTTTTGAATTTGTTGAAAGGTAGTTCCTAATGCCTTTGCAACTTTTGTTTGGGTTATCAAAAAATACTTTCCAGTAAATTGATTGATATTAGTATGTCTAGCTTCTTTGATTTTGATTCCTATTCCTCTATAGAACTCCATATCTTTCTTAAACGGATTTTCTTTTTCTTGTATCATTTGTTTTCCTTCCTTTTATTTTGAGTATAAAATACCCAATAAGCTTATACAACTTTCAGTTTAAAACAAAAAAACCCTTAAGAACTTATTCTAAATGGTCTTTTCATTTCTTCTTCAAAAATTTTAGAACTTATGTCAGCAATTAAGTTTTTCTTCTTTTGGACTAGAGCTTGAAATTTAAACATTTTTCTGCTCTCCTCCTGTTGCCGAACTTTCAGTTCCAATACTTTTTTTGGATCCATGTTGCTCCTTACCAACTATTTTTATAGCTTCCTTGATAACCTTGCAGTCGGTAATATTAATTTTAGCAAGTTCACCAGGCATTGATTGATAGTGTGCTTTTTTGGTCGCTTCTTCAATTGTTTCACCATCAAAAAATTCTTCTACATCAGCTGAAAATTCTACGATAGATGTCTTTAAAACTTTAAACATTTAAGACAACATTTCTGCTATAACCAGCATAATCTCTTTTTAATTCGTTGCGTTCTTCAAGCTTATCAATCAGAACACTAACCGAATTTTTACTTTTATATTCCATCTCTGCAGCCATTTCTAAAAAAGTTGGCATATATCCATATTTTGTACTATAGTTTCTAATAAATTGCAATAGCTTCAACATTTTTGGAGTCATTGGTCTAAGTCCTCTTTGTTTTATTTTCATTTACTACTAACCTCCTTAAAAGTTCTGTATATCCGTTGATGTCATCAAAGCTATCCTTTTTATAATTACTTGATTGCATTACTCTCCAACATTTAAGAAAGATCATAAATAAACCAAAAAATTTTAATGGAACTTTAATTGTTTTGTTATTGTGAATTGATAAATACTTCTCCATCATTCCAACCATTACATAAGACGTATGGTCAAACTGTCCGTAATCCCCTTCTTTTTCATGTAGTAACTTTTCCATATCATTTATAAACTTTACATTATCTGGCATAATTTCCTTCCTTGTCTTTGCACCAATACGCTGCTACTTGTTTATCTTTATATCTAACACCTATTGGTAAATAATCTATTGTTACAACTTTTTCTAATCTATTAAAGCAATTTATAGATGAACTACCAAAAGGTACTGATACTTTTTCAATAGTTCCATCTACAAAAAACATAAATAAAAAAATAAACTCCATTAATTAAAATGGAATTTCTTTACTTTCTACCTTAACCTCTGCTTGAGGTCTTGCAATAGGTGTTGTTGTTTGTTGAGTTTGTTTAGGTCTAGGATCATTCTTATAACCAGATAAAATATTACCTTCGTCATTAGTCCAACCAATCAAACCTTTCTCTCCACCAGCATCTGGATAATTCATTTCTCCAGTAAACTTGTCATCCCCTTTAAAGAGAACTCCTATTTGTGCAAACACTTTAACAAACTTAGTGTTACCATTTTTTGATTGAGCTTTAACACCCAAGATTGTTCCTTTATGACCATTATCTAAAATAATGTTTCCTGAGAAGTCAAGTTTAATTGCTCTTTCATCAGCTCCATTATATGGAAATAATACCCAATCTTTTTGCTTACTGTTACCATTGTTGCTTATTGGCATTGTTTTGTCCTCCATTAGTTTTTATTGTTTGTTGTTGAGAATCAAATTCTTTTTGAACTGATTCAGTTTCGTTCTTCCAATCAGAATATAACTTAGTCAACTTAGTTTCAGTTGTCTGTTGTTTTATCTTATCCTTAATTGAATTTTTTGTAGTTGCTCCTTGATTAATTACAGCATTAACTAATTCATCTGCACTAGCAAATTCTGTACCATGTAATCCAAATGAAGCTAAACACCTTCCTAAACTTGAAGTGGCAGCATTCTCTAAAGCACTTGTTTTATTAATAAAGTTAGCATCTCTTATTTCTTCTGCATGACCAACACTATAAGGAGTATCTCCAATATATAATGTAGTCTTAGCTATAACTTTTTTATCATCTTGAAAAATAATCTGCTCATCTATCTTAGATTCTGGAAAAAATTTTAATAAGTGATTATGTCTTTTAGCTACTGTTAAATAACTCTTTCCTTTAAAGTCTAATTTTTCAACATTAGAATCTAGTGAAGCTATACATTGTAACCTTTTTTCCCTGAAAGAACCTTTGAATTTTTCTTCAGTATTTTTACTTGTCGGACTTTCTTCCTGAACTACTTTTTGTTTATTGTCATTTTTATTCCTTCCTTTAGTTTTTGATTTTCTATTATTTGTTCTTTATCCTTATTTACTTTTAACTCTAAATAACTTTTATTTTGAGCTATCTTCTTATCGGTCAACTCTAATGAATTAATTTTAGTTCTTAGTTCAATTATTTCATCATCTCTATTTCTTAACTGTTCTGCATATTTTTATTATCTTGTTCATAGGCTCTTATCTTGGTTTGCATTTTTGCAAGTTCCATCATTATCTGATCTGACATTATTTCTTTCCTTTCATTACTTCTTCAAGTGTTAAATTATAAACAATCATATCCTGAACAGATTGACCAACAATTCCGCCAATATCCATATTTAGATTACCTGGTAATGATTTTCTTTGTTGAGCTGTTAAGACAACATAATCATTGAACCACAAGTCTAAGCTTTTATTAAGCTGACTTGGACTCATATGATCGGCAGTAAAACAACCCCCATCTCCCTTTTTTGTCCACTCTTTTTCCTATTGGCTTTTTAGCATTTTAGTCCTTTCTATTAGTTAAAAACAAACATTGTCAATAAATAATACATATTGATACACCTCTAAGCTTTAAATATTATTATCGCATTAAAGCTAAATGATATTCTTTCATCATCTTTATTATCCGAATCAAATTTATAAACGGTATGTCTTAAATTTGAAGGAAACAAATACCAATCTCTAACTTCTGGCAAGGCTTTATAATTTGCATCAAAAAACATATTCTCCGAACCTTCTAAAAATTCTACATTCCCTGAAGTGTCGTCATGTTCTTTAGAGTTTTTATTTGGTTTCATGGCATCAGGTATTTTTAAGTAACCAACACAACTTAGATCAGCTCCTTTACCTTGATTGGTATAAGTTACATGAGTATGACAAGGGTTATAATCTCCTGGTTTTTGAACTACATACCAAGCTGAAGTAATTTTTATGCTTTCTATTTTATTATCTTTATAATGGTTACTAGTATAACCAGAGATAATAGGATCAAAAAATAATCCTTTCCATTTAAGCATTAACTCAGGTGTTATTAAATATTCGCCATGTACTTGACCAATTAATTGATTCCCCCAATCATGGGTTATAATCTTGTCTTTATCTTCTCTTATCTGTTTTAAATCCTCTTGAAATTCTTTGATTAAATCTAAAGGTAATACAGATTTAGCAAGGGTTGAACCAAAAGGTTTAAATAATTTAAAATTTATTTTATCATTCATTATAAATCTTCCATTTTATTTAGTTCATTAATATTAACTCTATATGCTGGAGGTCTATTAGAGTAACCAAAATCGGTTAATCTTTTAGACATCTCCTCCCCATCATCTTTATAAGAGAACCAACCCATAATATTAAACTCAAAATCGCCATCATGGACAACTAAAACATATCTTGCTTTTTTCTCATTAGGTCTAATCAATAAAAATTAGGATCTTTCTTTTTTGTGATCTAATCTCTATATGATTCTGAAAATCGGTATCTGTATATCTTGAAAAAGAATCAGAATAAGAGCTATTGAAATAAGTATTAGTTGCCTTTGCAAAAGCTACTTCTCCTAAGCTTCCAATAACTCCATCTGTTATTTGTCTTTCAAAGCCACCTGTGTAGCCATAAGAAAACCCTTTACCTTGCTTCAAGTTCTCTATGTACCTTTTAGTTGAGTTCTCAAAGGCTAATTGCACTTCAAACGGATCTAATTTAACTTTTATCATTTTTATATCCAATCTATTTGAGGTTTACCGTTATAATTAACATCATAAATAAACCAACCAAATGCCATTAAACCACCTGCTAATTTTTGAGTTGATTCTTTTTTAAATGGAACTCTCCTAGTAAATATT